AAAGGAAGTTTTCTTTTACTTTGAATTGCAATGTGCATGTTTTTATTTTTATTAGTTAATGATATTTTATTGTTAATGTTGATTATAAACTTGGATGTATTCTATTTCATTGGTGATGACTACATCTTTGGAGTATTGCGGGTGGCTTTTTAGAGCGGAGCAACCTCTAAAAGATGAAAATAAATAGAGTTGTTCTACATCTATTCCGAGGGTTACGCTGGTAACGACCACTCGTGTCCCACGCTGGAAGATGATATTTAGAATATTATCCATTTTTACATAAGTTACCTCAAAAATCCGCTCTGTATCGCTGTTAATGGTTTTACTTCCAGGTGAAATCATTCCGCCTGATTGATTTTGGCTGTTTAATCCAAAATCTATGGCTTTATCAATATCTAATACATTGTTTTTTGTCAGTCCAAACATAAACCCACCTTGGTAACCAGAAACACCGCTAAATCCTGCTCCTGAAATGGTAGATTTGAGTTTAAGGATAAAGTTTTTCTTCATAAGGTTTTTGTCAATGATCGGTTCGTTGGTGATAGCCCCATAAACCACGATATTAACATTATGGGCACTTCCGCCGAACTCATCGTAATTGGTGCCGACTTTCCATTTGACCACGCTTTCTCTGGCATAGGTCTCTGGGTTTTGTGTCCAGCCTGTTTTGGACTGTGTTTGCCAAGTAAGGTTGGGAATCGGTGAATTGGTAAGACTTTCCACGAGTTTGAAAGTGGTTTTGTCAAGGTTATTCAGTCCATTACTTACGATTTTTAGGCGATATTCCCCAAGTGGCAAATCCTTAAAATTAAAGGTAAAAACCAGCGTGGTAGGGTCTTGTACAGAAGTAGAAACATAGTCAATGAAATGCTCTTCATTGGTGCTGTGATTGATGAGATACACCGAAGAATTGGGCGGTAAAAATAGATTTAATCCTTTTATGCTAATGTATTGGAGTTTATCCTCTTTTTTCACAATAATAGGCAGGAAAAAATCTACTCTTGGTGCTCCCAAGCTGTAATTTTCATTGGATTTTCTCATGGCTAATCGGTAGGCATCTTTCTCGGCATCGGACATGGTTTGCATGGCATTAAGAGCATCTCTTTTGATGAGTGCCGAAGCCTCTACATAGCGTTGCTCTCCGTTGGCATTTTCCACAGGTCGGCGATTAAATGAGGCATCCGTTTTTTTATTCTCTAACCCTTGAATGCCGAATTTAGCTCCTGTAACATTGAGGGTTCTTACGGTACCTGCTGGAATTTGTAGGTCTGCATTGGCGAGATTTTTCCCGCTGTTTTCCAGCAGTTCATTAACTTTTTCTTTGGTGTAGGTGTTGCCTTGTTTGTTACCCTCATCTATTGTGGCGAGGTTACTGGGAAGTTCTCCCACGCCGAGTTTTTCTTTCCAAGCTATAACATGCTCATTAGTCAGATTGGAGGAGTCAAGATTGGCTTTGTGTTGGAGCATTTCAACATCAGCTTTATTTGCTAAAACCTCTGAAAGCCCCAATATTTTCTCTGTAGGAATGCTTTCACTCTTATGCCAATAGCTCTCCTGCCACGCCCAAAATTGCTCCTGCGTAGGCTTAGCACCAGTAACAAACCAATTTTGTAAAATATTCTTTTCTGTCATGATTTATGTTTAATTTTTTCCTAAATAAATGATAAACTGCACAGCATAATTCTTAGGTCTGTTCTCCTCTGCGGTACGGACTTGGCGGGAGCTGTCAAAATTGATTTTTTGCCCCCATTCATCAGAGCCGCCTGATTTTAATTGAGCGTTGTAATAACCTATTCTTTCAAATGCCCCATCTGCATCTTTACCGCGATTATCCCTGTTGGTGATTGCAAAATTTCCTGTTATCTTTTGTTGAGCATCTTCTTGGAAACTCCCCAAAGCCCTCTCATCGGTCTTTCCTCTAAGGAAATACCCTCTTAAATCAGGAGTTCCGTTTTGTCCGTTGCAATGAAACCAACCCTCTGGGAGATTGTCCAAATCAAAAATTCCTTGTTTAATCTCACCGATAATGGGTTTTTGTTTTTCCAGCTCTGCAATTTTGTCTTCGGCGGTTTTCAGTGCCGTTTTTTCGGCTTTTTCTTGGGCTAAACTGATAAGGTTCTTGATTGGTTTAAACTCCGCCCACACAAAAGTTTTCTCTGGCGTAGAACTGCCGAAAGTGAGGTAACGAGTTATCTCTATGGGTTTGAAGCTTCCATTTTCAAAAGTCCCTGAAACCGCCTCTTCCTTGATGATAACATTAGTCCCTATTGTTCCTCCTCTGAACTCTATAATTTCTCCATTCAGATAGACTACTCCGTTACTGATACTATTTCCTGTAATTTTACAACCACTAATAATGGCTTTGTCTCCTGCTAAATCGCCCAACGAATTGAGCAGTCGGAAACAATTTTGCAAAAAATCCAAATTGTGCGTATCCATTGGAAATCCGCCAGTTTGAATATAATTTACTCTATTCATAATTTAATATTCTTCTATTTTGTATCTTTTTGATGCGAGTTTGTAAAAGTCAATTAAAGATTCCATTTCAAACTTATTGTATCTTAATCCTCTGGGAATTAATACAATAAAATCTACTCCTGTATCTCCATAATCTGCTCTATCATAGAGGTAAATCGTACCGAGATACTTCGGTTTTTGCTCTCCTCTGGTGTAGATATATTGGCGTTGATAACGATTGCCATCAACAATTCTTATCCGCCTTTCCGTTATATCAAATCTGTCATTAAGAGCTTTTCTCAAGTAGCACACCTGCCCATTGTGAGCGAGGTTGTAAAGGTTTTGATTGCGGTTAAAATTAAAATCATCAACGACCTTTATCAAAGGAAAATGAAGCACTCTAAGCCACGCCAACATTCTTTCCTTCCGCAAAAAAGTCGGCGTTAATAATTCCGTTAATTTATTGATATTTAAGTTATGCCACATACTCAATTCCATTAAAATTCTCAATTTTGAAATATCCTGAAATAGGAATGGTTTTGACCTCAATGGGTTGGTAGTTTCCATAATCATTCACACCCGCATCAATCCATTTGCTCTCAGCAAGAATAATGTGCGGAATCTTCACACCCTCTACTTGTTGCAAGGCATCCACCAAGTGAGCCAAGACCAATTCTCCATTGAACGGCAATTTTTTAAAATACTCTTTAATCGCCTTTTCTATGGGTTTTTCTCCTGTGAGGATGCTTTGTCCGTTTTCATTTAACACGAGCGGGTCTCTGTAGATTTTCATTTGAAGTTTCAGAATATCAGGCAGGTAATTAATCGTAGTGATACGAACCCCTGCGTCTCTGATTTCATTTATATAGGCGTCAAATGATGCTTTTTGACCTTGTGAAATAGGCTGTAATTCTCCGCCCTGTTCGGTTGCAATCTTGACGATGAGTCGGCTCTCTGTATCTGCTTCGGTTACCGCTGAATATTTAATGATTTTGCTGTTTTCAATCTCTTCTTTGCTCTTTCCTGTATTATCAAATAAATCGGTCTCGGAGTGTAAATTAAAGCCATACTGAAAGGCTAATGCCTTGTTTCTATACCATCTCGCTGTGTGGGGTTTTTGTTCTGATAAGGCTTCGGAAACCTCTTTTTTGTGCTCATCAAAGATTTTTTCCAAAGTCCAAATTACAAAGGCGGTAATGTATGCCCAAAGCCTCCATATCGCTACCTTGCTGGTCGATGTCAGCCCTGCAAGAGCTGGCTCTGATTCCTTCGCCTTGATGATTTCGTTGTTTATTTGTTCTATCATTCGTGCCATTACCCCAATGTTTTTATAATTTCTTTTTCCCTACTAGACAACTCCCAGTGAATAACATTCCTTTGTTTTTGTATTTCTTTTTCTTTCCTTCGCTTCATTTCAGCTACTCTATCACTTACGATAAATCCACTACCAAAAATTTTCTTTTTTAGTGGCTTTTGAGCATCCATAGTTGGGTAGAACATAACATCTTTCTTTTTTATTTTAATACTTACACCTCTTGAAACAATCTGTGATATAGTATTTACTGTAATAATATTATCAGGATATTTGTATGACGGCAAACATACTTTGTTCAACTCCTGTACTTCTTTTAATCGCTGACGCAAGTCGGCATCACCTAAAATTTTTATATCGCTAAACATATTAGATACAAATGAAGTACTTACCTTGGCTCCATTATCATAAACAATTTCTACACCTACCACTATTCCTGTATAATCTTGGTCAGTGCCAAACAATGTCAGATGAGGCGCAAATAGGAAAAACTTGATATTTCTTTCGAGGTAAAAACGGATAATATGAGAAAAGATAGAAAACGGGGGATTATCTACAACCACACAACCCTCGTAATTTTCAGACTGATAATCTCCATTGGGGTAAAATGGTCTAACCACTTTCAAACCCTCAATATCGCATTTTTCCTTGACATAATCCAGTACCACATCATACACTGCTGGAGGAGTATAGCAGTCATCTGTGGTTTTCTTCGTTTCAAATTTTTTAATAAATTGATGGTATTTTTCGTTATGCTCCATATTTTTTTAATTAATTATAAATTCTGATTGTATCGACCAATAACCAATCCCCTGCAGTTGGAGTGATGAACCGCCCGTGTGGCTCACACCTGTGGCAGGAATGCTTCTATAAGAGTTCATACTTAAAAGCACTAATTTATTACTCTGTATATCTGTGGAATAAAAGATAATTGTTCCTGATTTAATATCATCTGTGATAGAAGAATGATTTTCTTGGGCAAGTCTATATGCGTGTTCTGGACTTCCGTATAATACATTGGAAATATCCAGCCAGCTTTGGTTTTCATAAACTTTATACTGTGCTATATTGTCCATTGAGTTGTAATCCTTTTTCTGTTATTTTTAGGGTTTCTATCTTGAAATTATCCGCTTCTAATTGCACTCTTACTCTACGGTCAAGGAATCGGTCTATGGTTCCATTTTTAGCAGAGACAATATCACAGCCTGCTTCTGGATATTCTTTCCATTCACCTTGACTGCTGATAAGGAGCATTTCTACGGATTGATTCTCTGCCGTTCCTATTTCAAAATCTCCATTTTTACTAATTTGAAGCTGAAAATCACGAATTAAAATATCTTTCATTATTCTATTTTTATAATGGTTATATTGCCATTGGGACAGGTCGCTGTAATGCTCATTTTTCTCACTTCTGAAATAATCCCTTTGGCTAACTCATTACAAAAGGTCTCCATAGACTCATTGGGACTTGTTTCTTCCTCCCTAATTTTTAAGATGATGTTTTTTATATTTTGTGCCAAAGCACTCTCATTCATTGCCATTTTAATTGTCTTTTAATAATTGGTTAAATCGCTTTTCAATTGCCTTAAACTCGGGCTGATTCACCAGCTTTATCGTACTTCCTGTATTGGTGGTAAATTTCATTTTTTGGATTTCTTGTAATAGGTCGCTCATAAGCTTTGCCAAAGTCTCACTTTCTTTTTTAAGGAGGAAGCCCTCATTACTAATTCTAAATTCTACTCCTTCAATTTTTATCTGAAACTGCTTTAATTCCGAATGATTAACCACTACGGCAATTTCTTTGGTTACAAACACACAGGCCACCAAACTGCCTACTTTTGGTTCTATAAAAACTCCATTTTCAGCCACTTGTAAATAAGCATCTTGAATCTCTGATGAGCCATCCAAGGGCTGTAAATCTGCGGTTTTATTTTCAGCATCTACGGAGATAACTTCACAGATTTTAGCATAAATTTCATCGCCTGTATCGGCTAATTTTTGAATGATATTTTTCATTGCTCACGGATGGTTAATGGTTGTCCCAATTCTATCTTTTGTCGGTAACCATTTGTCCCAAATTCTATTTCTAATTTTTTAACTAAATATACACCACTATTGCCATCAGAGGCATGAATCTCTACCATATCACATTTGCTGACTTCGGGCTGTCCAAAAGTCTCAAAAGAACCCTTAAATCCACTTTGTTTATAGCGTTCTACTGCTTCTATAGCATATTTTTTAAGTTCATTTTCTGTTAGGCCATCCATTCTGATTTTGATTACATCGCCATCTTTATCGCCATATTCATAGGTTACTTTTTTGTTTTTGGCATTAAAACTTTGTGCCTCACAACGCACCCTTATATCTTCTTTGTCTCTATACTCAAAATTTTCATCAATAATATTTTTTCCGTGCATAAATTTTACTTTCTTTCGGTTATCCAGCGGATATGCCAATCCGATGTATAAAATACTTTCTCCATTAATCCTTCGGAAATAAGAGGAAAGCATCATTTTTTCCTTTAATTCTTGGAGTTCTTCCGAAGCGTGTGTCTTGGTCAGTCGCCAATTTCCAACTTTAATATTTTTATCCATCAGTTGAAATTGAATAGAAGTTCCCTCCAGCAAATAAGACACAATCTCGTGAAGTGAAGCATTCTTAAAGGCCTTTGGTTTTACCTTATGAGATTTAAGGACAAACATGCCATCTTCACACTTTATCGTGATGGGAACTTTGGCATCTACCGAGCGAATAAATCCAGTGAAACGAGTTTGCAAATCTCCATCATAACCGAGTTTAATGGTAATTTTATCCCCTCTTTTAATGGGTGGTTTTCCGTTTTTAGCAACTGCTTCTTGCCACTTTATTTTTTTAGGGAGCTGGATTTCGCAGGTATCGGTAAGTGTAGATACATCTTCCACAATATTGCAATCTGCAACGGCATTAAACAGCCAAGTTTTATCGCCCTCTATGGTGATTTCACTACATAGTTTTAGCATATTTTTTCTTAATTTTTTGATTGATTAGAAAAAGAATCTTCTTTTAGTTTAATCTCATACGGCTCATCTGAGAGCATTTGAATGTTAATACTTTGTCTGTTAGAATGAGTTTCCTGTTGAAGTCCAAAAGATTTCACCACCGCAGATTTTATCCCAAAAATTTCCAAAAAATCACTCTGAACCTCCAAAGCTTCTGGAATACTTAAAAACTTTTTAAGCTCTGCCACAGCATCTATTGGATAAGTAATATCAAAATCCTCTTTGTAATCAAGAGTATAAGTGCTAATTCCTGCATCAATGCTGATATTATAATCTCCATCACTGATATATTCTTTAATAGTACCATTACGACCCTGCAGAGCTGTAGTCACAATATTTTTCTCCATATTGAGTGTGATTATACACTCATTAAAAATAAATTCTTTCCCATCATATTTTAGGGCTAAGGAAGTGAGCCATTGTTTTCCTTCTAATTCACCCAAATTCAAAAGTTCTGGATTTTTATCTTTCCCAATGTATTTGGATACTTTAAAGGGCTCTGCTGTTTTCATTCCAAAACGAAAAGCCATATTGAGAGCCACTCCTCGGGCCAATTGTTCTGTATTAGGTTTGAAAATATTAATCATTTCAATTTATTTTTTCCCTGTATTATAAATCTAAGCTGTAGTAGCATGTCTATCGGCTCCTGCAAAATCTGATACCGCTGTACCAAATATTTCTTTAATCGATTGTAAAATCTGCTCTTTACTCTCGCCAATAGTTCCTTTTTGAGTGTAGATATTAAGATTTTCTACCATTTTTCCTACGGTGAGATTTCTGACTTTATTTCCACCATCGGATTCTCCATCACCACTGCCTTTTCTTGCTTTTTTCTTTTTAGTTTTTTCAGCGGCAACTCCTCCAATAGTCCCAGTGCTTCCTTTTAGTCCTTGCCCTACATCAAAAATATTTTTGTGAGATTGGTCATCTACGACTTTCACCTCCTGTGGCTTATCGGATTTTCCTTGCTTAGCCTTTTGGTCTCTATCAAAACTCTCTCCGCCTTTTTTCTCCCCTTTTTCATAAGCTGTTTTCACATTAATTGTCCCTTCTGAGGAGAAAATGCTATTCCACAAATCTTTAATTGGCTGGGCAAGGGAACCTAATTTATCCACAATACCACCAAATAAATTATTTAGCCAATCCCAAACTTTACTAAATGCTTCATAAATAGGGTCGATGAGCGTAGTCTGTAACCATGAGGCAAACTCCGAAAAAGTAGTTTTTATCCAATTCCAAACCTTAGAAATAAGATTCACAATCCAATTAAACACCATTTTTACCACATTCCAAATTGTAACAAAAGCTCTTTTATAAACATTGAAAATAAAACCTGCTACTGGCTTTATCACCGAATTCCACGCCCAAGAAATCGCCGAAGTGATGCCTTTCCAAGCCATTTTGGCAATTTCCCAAACTTTGGAAAATATCCATTTGTATAAATTCCAATAGGCTGTAGCAATAGGTTTTAAAACCATACCCCAAAGACGAGTAGCATAGACTCCTATGTTATGGAATGTGGCCTTTGCCACTTCCCAAATACCGAATAAAATCTTTCTAAATTTTCGTGAATGTTCCCAAAGCAATATAAAAGCACCTACTATAGCCATTATTGCCGCTACTATCCAGCCCAATACAGGGATATTCAATATAGCCAATGAAAAACCTCGTGTGGCTAATGTCGCTCCTAATGCAGAATTTCTTATGGCGTTTAAAGAACTGGCAAAACCTCTATTGGCAATGCTTCCTATCCCCGTCCAAACCGCTAAGGCTTTGGTGCGAACAATAGAAATACCCGATTGGATATTATCTTTTATTTTTACGGCTAATACGGCACTTAATGTAGATTGTAAAATATTAAGATAGTATGCAAATTTCCCTAACCATTCAACTGCTGTAAATGCTCCACTTACAATTGGCGTAAAACTTTCAGAAAAATTAAATACTGCAATTTTCAAATCATCAAACCACGCCTTGGTTTTAGAGACTTTTTCATTATATCCGCCCATTATCACATCGGCTTGCTCTACGGCAGAGTTTGTCCCTACAATGGCTTTACTCATCGCTTCGGCTTCATCAGCGGTATTAATCATTGCAATGGCTGCTGCCATGTTTTCTTTTCCAAAAACTTTGGTCATCAGAGCCGTATCTCCTTGTATTTTTCTAAGAGTTTTTAATCGCTCATGAAGTGGAATAGAGCTATCCGCCAAATAATCTACCGAAATTCCCGCTTGCTTCAAGCCCTCTGCTGCAAGTTTTGAGGTAAATCGCCCTTCGGATAAAGTGGTGAGGACATTCCTAAGAGCCACACCACCCTCGCTTCCTTTTTTCCCTGCTTGGTCCAATAACTGAATATAAGCATTGGTCTCCGCAAAGGAAAGTCCTGTGGTTTTGGCTACCATTCCGACCTGTTCCAACGCTTGTTTGATTTGTGGAAGTTCTGCGGAACCCTGTTGAGCAGCTGCCGACATTACATTCATCATATCTGCCATGATTTTTGCCGCCGCAATAGGGTCATCCATACTTACTCCAAATTGATTGAGGGAGGTATTGAGAACTTCCGTTGCTGCCACAGTATCTCCACCCATCTGTTTAGAGAGTATATTGGCATTTTCTCCCATCATTCTCATCGCTTCTGCATTATTAGCAATCTCTGGTGATAGTTGGGAAAGCATCATTTTATAAGCTTCCACATTATCCACAGCAGAAGTCCCAAAGGTCTTTGCTGTTTCTCTTGCTGCTTTTTCTATCGCTTTTAGTCCATTTCCTGTAACACCAGTAATTGCAGAAAGCTCCAGCATATTAGCATTGAGACTTCTTCCAGGTTCAAGGAGATTCTCAAAATCCTGCTGAAAAGAAGAAAGACCTTTCAATCCCTCACTAAATGACAAAAAAGACCTAAAACAATCTCCAAAACTTTTGGTCGTTCTTTGGGTAGTTTGCTCTAATTGTTCAAGCTCACGAGTAACCGAACCGATGATGTCCTCACCCACGACCCTTAAATTTACCTGATATGTTACATTATTTGACATTTTTTATTATCTTTGCTAAAAGTTTTAGAAATGAAACTATTAAAAATCACCTTTTGGACAGCTCTTATCATAGGAATAGTATTTTTCCCTGCTCACATG